TTAAATATGTCGAAGATAGAGAAGAGAGATGGTTAAAAGGATGGCGCCCAAATGAAAATCACAAAATCACAACTTAAAGAAATTATCAAATAGGCTCTTGATGAGCAGCAGCTTGGTGAACCAGCCCCACAAGAGGCGCCGCGACCAGACGCCAGAGAAAAGAAAGTTAATACTGCCGCAACTTCTGGAGCAATGATGGGAGCAGAACAATACGCAGGCATACTTAAACAAGTTTTACTTTCTACAAAAGTAGCACCCCAGGATAGAAAGCAAGCGCTTGAAGCTATCTTCGGACCCAAGGGCGCTGCTATCAATAGTATAGTTTTACAAATGCTTAAAGGAGCACAAGAATAATGGCAACAGTTTATGAAATAGTACAAGGGCTCTCGCAAGCCGCAGCCAATGCATACGATGGAGCATTGGACGAAAATGGCGAGCCACTCTTGGCTGGACTCAAGAGAGAAGAGGGTAACCCCATCCTCGATAAAAGAGTCATGGATGGATTTAATGTTAGCTTTTATGGTAACATGATGTGTATTAAATATATGTCGGAAGTGCAGCTTAAAGAAGTCTATGCGTCTGGGTTCGAATCAGACATTGAAAGTCAGTTGGCAGAAATCTCAAAGTTCCTCCAGAAAGAATATAAAAAGATAACCGGCAAGTCGGTATCTCTGACCACCGAAGGTGAAGTTGATGTCCGCGTTGAGAATTCCTCTCGCGTCCGTTCTTGGGTCACAGCTAAGATGCACTATAAGGTTGGCGGACTTAATGAAGATATGGCAGTAGCCGCAGACGCCGATACTAAGCCTGAGTCTAAATGGGAAACCTTTGTTAATCAAGGCGGATGGAACGGAAGCGGCGGCACGCGCCCCGATAATGACACGAGACCAAAACCAAAAAATGATTAATGGCGTTTCAGTTAGACAAAAAACAACAAGTAAAAGAAATACTTAAGTGCGGTAAAGATCCCGCTTACTTTCTTAAAAATTATGCCCGTATATCTCACCCGATGCACGGGTTAATCCTTTTTAATACATATGATTTCCAAGACAACCTTCTACAAGATTTTAATGATTATCGTTTTAATGTTATTCTAAAAGCGCGCCAGCTTGGTATCTCAACAATTACTGCTGGTTATATCACTTGGATGATGCTATTTCATCGTGATAAAGCAATTCTAGTTATGGCCACTAAGTTCGCCACAGCAGGAAACTTGGTTAAAAAAGTAAAAAATATCATGCGCAACCTCCCGGAGTGGATAAAGATTGCACAAATATCAGTAGATAATAGAACTTCGTTCGAGCTATCAAATGGCTCGTCAATTAAAGCTGCGTCCACCTCTGGTGATGCAGGTCGTTCTGAAGCGCTATCCCTCCTAGTTCTTGATGAGGCAGCACACATTGAAGGATTAGAAGAACTGTGGACTGGTTTGTATCCAACACTGTCGACAGGTGGGCGCTGTATCGCACTCTCCACCCCGAACGGTGTTGGTAATTGGTTTCACAAAACTTGCACAGATGCCGAGGCAAGTGCAAACAACTTTAATTTAACCACTCTTATGTGGGACGTTCACCCGGACAGAGATGCAAATTGGTTTAAGAAAGAAACCAAAAACATGTCCAAGCGGCAAATCGCACAGGAGCTTGAGTGCAACTTCAATACTTCTGGAGAAACAGTTATAGATCCAGGTTGTATGGAATGGCTATTATCAAACGTCAGAGAGCCTAAGCATCGAACGGGCTTTGATAGAAATTTCTGGATATGGGAAGAATTTGACCCAAGCTGCAATTATCTTGCAGTCGCCGATGTCTCTCGCGGAGACGGAGCAGACTATTCAACATTGCACATGGTTAAGCTAGAGACGCTCGAAATCGTGGGCGAATATCAAGGGAAGCCAACGCCCGATATGTATGCAAACTTCTTGAATCAAGTAGGGAGAGAATTTGGAAATGCCATGCTTGTGGTAGAGAACAACAACATCGGTTACACGGTCCTCGACAAACTTGTCGAATACCAATACCCAAATCTGTACTACTCGGTTAAATCTACACACGAGTATATAGAACAACATCAAGCAGAGTACAAGAATTCTGCTATTGCGGGCTTCACAACCTCCATGAAAACGCGCCCGCTCATCGTAGCGAAATTAGAGGAGTTTATTAGAAACAAACTAATTACGATATATTCTTCTCGTACAATTAACGAGATGAAAACTTTTATTTGGAGGAACGGTAAGCCGCAAGCGATGAAAGGATATCATGATGATCTTATCATGGCACTGGCAATTGCATGTTGGGTTAGAGACACCGCACTGCAAACAAGCGCAAGAGATTTAAACTATCAGAAGGCATTTTTAAATTCTATTATAACCACAAAGACAAGTATGAATACTCAAATAAATGGACAGCAAGGCTACAAAAAAGATGGAATATTTGATAAAATGAAAGAGTATGAAAAAATATATGATCAATATAAATGGATCATTAAGTGAGAAATTAAATGGCAGACAACAAAAGAAATAGACCACGCGGCAAAAACCCAGCAAATGAACAGTCACAACTGTTCAAGAGATTAACTAGATTATTCTCTGGGCCTATTGTAAGTTACAGATCGCAAACCGGTCGTCGTATTAGAAGGCAGCACCTTGATAAATTTTCATCTAGGTTTAAGTCTGCGTCTGGGCAACAGTTTAAAAAGTCGCAATACAATCCGCTCGACACCATTGCAGCAAACGCTATTGGCAACCAACGCCGTTCCGAACGTTATATCGACTTCGACCAAATGGAATATATGCCAGAGATTGCTTCGACAATGGATATATATGCGGACGAAATGACCACTCATTCTATTCTTCGCCCAATGCTCAACATCAAATGCCCAAATGAAGAAATTAGAGCAGTCCTTAATATACTATTTTCTAATATTCTAAATGTTGAATATAATCTATTTGGTTGGTCTCGAACAATGTGTAAGTACGGAGACTTTTTTCTGTACCTTGACATTGACGATAAGTACGGAGTTACCTCGTGTATCGCATTGCCATCAAACGAGATTGAAAGATTAGAAGGTATGGATGCCACAAACCCTAACTACGTTCAATACCAGTGGAACTCTGCCGGTATGACATTTGAAAACTGGCAGATCTCACATTTTCGTATTCTGGGTAATGACAAATACGCACCATATGGAACATCTATCCTTGAGCCAGCCCGCCGTATTTGGCGCCAGTTAGTCTTGATGGAAGACGCCATGATGGCTTACCGTGTTGTGCGCTCATCGGAGCGCCGCGTATTCAAGATTGACGTCGGAGCAGTGCCCCCGAACGAAGTTGAGCAGTTCATGGAGAAAATCGTGACTCAACTGAAGAGACACTCGGTGGTAGACGCTTCCACTGGTCGAGTTGATTTACGTTACAACCCAATGAGCATCGAGGAAGATTACTTCATTCCAGTACGCCCCGGCTCCGCAACTGAGATTACTAACCTTGCTGGCGGCACCAACACGACTGCGATTGATGATATCAAGTACTTGCGTGATAAATTGTTCTCTGCACTCAAGATTCCCCAAGCATATCTTGCTATGGGCGAGGGTGCGGCAGAAGACAAGACAACACTGGCCCAAAAAGATATTCGGTTTGCCAGAACAATTCAAAGACTCCAAAGAGTCATTATTGCTGAACTGACCAAGATCGGAATAATCCATCTTTATACACTCGGATTCAGAGGAGACGATCTTCTGGCGTTTGAGCTATCGTTGAACAATCCCTCAAAGATTGCTGAACTCCAAGAATTAGAACACTGGAAACAAAAGTTTGATATTGCTGGCTCAGCAACAGAAGGGTTCTTCTCCAGACGTTGGGTCTCTGAGCATATCTTTGGTATGTCACACGAAGACTTTGTTAGAAATCAAAGAGAAATGTACTTTGACCGCAAGCAAGATGCTTCATTACAAGCTGTTGCAGAAGCAGCCGCTGCCGGCGAAACCGGTGGTGGGCTCGGCGGCGGCTTAGGCGGCGACCTTGGTGGCGACCTTGGCGGCGACCTCGGCGGCGACCTAGGTGGCGATGATCTCGGAGGCGATCTTGGAGGTGGGCCAGAAGAGATGCCAGCCGGTGATGCCGGCGGTGGCGATGATTCTCCGCTCTTAGCTGTACCTCCCGGATCACGTGGCGCCAAAAGATTAAGCGTGTATGATAAAGGCACTTACGCAAGAAAAGACGGAAAGAACGACAAGAGAAAAGCCGGCGCCCGAACCCGTTCAATAGGTGCAAAGTACAACAAAGAAAAGAGTAGTAGTACGATAAGAAACGTAGTTCCTGGCCTAAGCGACTTAAATACTTTGGCTAATCCATCTATAGGAAGTGGTATTTATGAACAAGATGAGTCTATTTATAACTTGAGGGAGCAAAATGAAGAAGAAAAACTATTCACTCTCAACAGTTCAGTTAAAGTTTTGTTAGAAGGTCTTGAAAACAATAATAAGGATATAGTGGAGCAAAAAGATGAAAATTAAACACAACAAAAAAAGGAATACTGCTTTTGTATACGAAGCCCTTGTTAGGGAGATCACCGTTGCAGTCATTAAGAATGATAGCGAGACAAAAGAAAAAGCCGTTGCAATAATTAAGAAACATTTTAAGCCAAATTCTGTCCTAAAGAGACACTTAGAGTGCTACCGCTCGCTATACGAGAGCCACAACATGGATGCCAAGACTTCTGAAAAGATAATTCGTGAAGCAAAGCTCTCCAGCCGGCTTCTCGACACACAAGGCTTATTTGTTGGGCATAGTGATTTAATCGATGACGTGAACAAAGAGCTTTCACCAGGCGTGTTTAACAATTTTGTGCCAAACTATAAGACGTTGGCATCCATATACCAGATATTCTCTCCAGAGACAACACCCAAGAGCGCAGTTATCTTAGAAAACCAACTCATTAGTACTATGACTACTGCTGCCAAAGTAGGAGAAGAACTGGAACCTATCGACAATTTAGCTTTAACGTC